TTACGAGTTGTTTGTTGATCTACCTCATTAAAGAACTCTTTGTTGTCTAGGTAAACAAACGTTATAAGATTTGTTACCATTGAAAATACTATAAACATTTACTTCTCCTTATATACAATGTGTAATTTGGATACTATCTCTTTAACTATACCATCAAGGTAGGGTTGTAACCCTGCTCTATGTATGTTAAATAATTTTTTATGTTGTTCTAGTTCTGATTCAAGAGATTTAATTATCAAATCTTTTGCATCTGGTTAACTATACTGAGTAGTTCTCTGACATCAGCCCGATAGAGTGACCAGTACTTCTCTTTGTCCAAGTCACCCCTGCTGTTGTCAGCCCTCTTTAGATTAGCCAAGGCTATGTCCTTGACTTGCTCGATCCTTTCTTTTCTGAGTTGCATTATGCTGCCAACGCCTCCCATTCTGGAGAAGCCAGCATCTTCCTCACCTTATCTTCTCTGTTAACCTTCACATTATGAGGTGAGCTACCACGCTTACTAACTGGAGACGTTGTGATTGCTGCCCTCATATCAGGATGTGAAGACCAGTAGGTAGCCGCATTGTATGCAGTCCAGAGGGTTCCTTCCTCTCTCTGACCATAGGTTTCATAGTGTCCACGTCCATGTATGTGACGGTTCTCTTCATCAAAGATCTTCATGAGGTTGGATAGCATTACTTTATTGGCTACCTTTTTCTTACTAACATTATCAGTGCGTTGGGCCAGTGTCTTAGTGAAGAGGGTGATAGCCTGATATCTTTTTACTGGGGTATCATACCAGTTACGCATCTCCTCAAGACCAGAGCCAGCTATAAACTCACCTGCTGTCTTAACCTTAGCGGCAAACCCAGAGATGTTAAAGTTCTTGGTATGCCTACCATAGACATAGGCCAGCTTATCACCAGATACTAAAGTATTATAACAGAAGGATCTCCATAGTCCCATCATACCATTGTTAGCCCATGTCCGGTTATGAGATGTCCTGAAGACAAACTCAGGTACAACGCTGTCTTTACCTTCTCTCATGGTCATGGTGTGGGCAGGGAACTTAGCTCTCAGTTCAAGCTTGGCTCCATAATCATAGACATTAGTTGTAAACGTAGCATCAGTCATGTCTATCTCAGCCTGTTGTAGTGCTTGCTCTACACCATCTACTATCTCTGCATACTGGACAGGGAAATACTCATCAGAGACTATACCTATAGGTGCCTTAGTATCTGTACGCCTAAGACCTACCCCTATCTCTGAAGGAATTTTAGCAGATTTTATAACAGGAATAGATAAATTATCTGGTTCCCATTGGTGCATCAGTGAGAACTTCTCTACCTTAAAATCTATTTTACTATGATCAAACATATTCTTCTCCATTAGTTGTATCTTCATTATAACATACTACTCAGTGATTGTCAATAAATTCTTTGTACCCGTCTTCAATCTCCATCAGTTCATCTTCAAGCCACTCATTTAATTCTTTAGTATCGAGTGGTTCACCATCCATATCTTCTATGTATGCTTCTATCATTGAAGATGCCCATGCATCAGGAGAATAAGAAGAGTTAACACTCACATAATCATACACTTCTGTTGATGTTTTAAAGTTAAACTTCATTGTCCTATCCCTCCATAAAATACTATAAATCCTGCGATAATTATTATCCCAATGAGAAATAAAAATAAATCTTTCTTCATGTTAATAATACTCCTTCATCTTACAGTAATCTTTTATAATAAATTGTTTGGCATGTTGACCAGCATCATCACCATACTTTTGAGTGATGTCCTTTACTATCGTGGACATGCTCCATCCCTTAGACTTCTTGGTATCTTTATTTACAGGGCCAGAGTTAGCTTCATCCATCATAGACAAAACTATTTCTTCTATATTGATTGAACTATCCATGATCTTGTTCCTTTTTATGTTTGAGTTTACGAGTATAGCTGTTCTTTCCTTTCTTAACAACTACAATTTTGTGGCTTAAATGTCTGAGCCACATCCAATATGGATTACGTTTCTTCATCAATGTAATACTCTCTTATCCTCTACATGTTCAACGCTCTGAATTGCTACATTAAACATACCGATTGTGCTTTCCTTACCAATGGCTTCTACATATAATTTAAGGCAAGCACTTAACAATGCGCCTGATACCATTAGGATATCACTCTTACTTTTATCCAGAGGTGATGTCTCTCTGATAAGTTCCCATAATTTATTCTGAAACTCTTGGAGTTCTTCTTCATCTTCAGTCATGGTTTTTTCCTTAGCATATTGAGGAGCTTATCATGTTGCATAAGCTTTGCCCTCAGTTTTTTAATTCTAATGTGACTATTCTGCAACTGTTCTTGCAGTTCCCTCACATTTCTTTTAAGAATTTCTGTCTGGCTCATAATTTGTGAAGCTCCTCTTTCAATTCCTCCAGTTGATTTATACTTTCATCAACCAAGTAACGTATAGACTTTACTTTATCTATACATGTATTTACTTTAGCTTTTGCCTCAGGAATTTTTCCCATGATGTAGGCATCATCCACTGGCATATGTATTTTCACCAGACTATTTTTATTTTTCATGCTACCCTCTCTATTTTAATTGCGTTGGGATAATCTTCCAGCAAAGCAGCCGTACTTTCATAGAGTTCCGCTGCCTCTGATACCAGTGTCCTTCCTATGCCAGCACAGGCGCAGCACTCATGCTCCATGCTGGAGGATAGATCAGATGTCATGGCAATAGAGCCAGCACCATTACAATTAGGGCAAGTGATTGTTACCTGATACATTTACTTCTCCTTCTTGGCAAAAAGTTTACTGCAATATTTACTGAAAGATAATTTATTGAATTTTATATTTTCTTTTTCTTCATCAGAAAATAAACCAACCTCAAATCGTTCACCATTATGAGAGTTAATTAAGATGGAGGTGAGATATCCTCCGCTCTTACACTTTCTTGCCCCATTGATAGAGACATTTGCAATTTGATGGAAGCTTATGCTCTGATTTAAAACACTAGGCAGATTGTTTGTAGTGTTCATTGCAGTGTATGGTTTCTCAGTTGTTCTAGTATAAATCATTCTACTACCCTCACTTGTGTTACTGTTAACTCTACCTTCTCAGGATATTCCATATCATCAGGATCTTCTACTGGATTTATCCTCACTTGATCCACACCTAATGTGTCCAGTAAATCTTCCCATACCATATTGACATGTGTCTTTTCAAACATATACCTCTCCAGAATTACTTGTCTCATACCTGTTTCCTTTTCCTTGTTTATATTCCACTGCCACTCAGGGACCATCCCTAAATTATAATGTACCATCATTCCATCTCCTCTATTTCTTTATGTGCTAATACCATTGCCTCTATCTCAGCTTGTCCTACATCCTTGAACTTCTTTAACTGTTCATTAAGATGCTTATTATAAACCTCTTCATATACTATATCGTTTGTTTTATTACTCATTGTCTTTCCTTTCCTAATTAAAAACTATTACGGATAACAGCACCGATTGCATAAAGAAACCAAACCCATTACTAATAATGTAGAGTGTATCCTTTTGGGCTACCGCTCTTATTAAATATAAGAACAAGCCAGCCTGTATCAGGACAACCATACTAAGTGGTGGTGTATGGTTAGACCATCCCATGATGTTGGCAATCGTAGTTGGTACAATTGCACCATGAATTAGTATCATGCCTACATACCCTAAAACTTCTGCAATTCTTTTTGCTATTAACTTCTTAGCAGTTAACTTTCTTTTCATTTTCTTTTTCCTTTCCATACTCTATAGTATCACACCCATGCATGATGTCAAACCGTGACCCACACATAATGTAGTTGTTTTTCCAGGCAAGTCCTTGATATATATAGATAAAATATATACATGTATAAAAAAATAGAGGTGTGATATTTCTACCACACCCCTGAGTTTAGGACTAACCAAATTAATCTCGCTTCACTAGTCTAGCATTGGGCCTGTTAGATGAACGCTTGGCATCATCCAATATCTTTTGGCATATCATACCGTAGCCCATGCCAGTGCAAAATGCTACCAGAACTATAATTAAAACGTCCATTACTTTATCCTCTCATCTTTATCTATAAATTTATAAGTGACTGCATCTGTTGTGGTTTGCGTATCGATATCTACTGGCATAGTCCACACCATGAACCTAGATTGTGCAGACTGCCATGCTTCATCTTTGGTAGCAAATACCTGAGCATTAGTAGCTCGTTCACCATCTGCCATAATAAAAACTGGTTTATAATTCATTGGTTTAAATCCTTTCTATTGGGTAAAATATAATTGTTTAGCCGTCTCGCATACCGTAGGAAATAAATCGGCATCAATAAAATCCTGAGCCTGTCCTTTTGTTATGCTTATGCATACACTGTTAACAATATCTCCAGTATCTGGACTAATCTCTGATAAGATTAGAGTACGGTCCTTAAATTTATTATTAAAATATGTTGCTGTCATTTTTGATAATTCACTGGGTAAAAATACCATTACTTTAATCCTTTCAAGTTAATAAACATTCTTCATGATCCATGTCTAACACATCACCCAACGTCATGTTGTCTATGTAATGCCTGATATTTTCTTCCTTATTCTGAATGTAATCCGCCTCTAATTGTCTAGGCGTATACCATCCAGCATTTTCTAGTTGTTCTAATAGATCAATGTCATTGGCCTCAATATCTAACATAAATAAATAGGTTAAATTTTCCATTTCAAATTCTAATTTAACCTCACTCATATCCTCAACGCCAGTGCTAGAAAACTTATCAATCAATCCTTTGATAAAATTATCTGCCTTATCCTCTGATATCAAAGTCAAATGTCCCCATGCTCTAGCGTTATCTAGTGTGGCATGTTCATGGTATTCTTGTTGGTATATTTGCATTGTCTTATCCTTTCAAGTTAAAATGTATTTTTACCTGCACCGTGTACTATAATTGCAATTGACTTGGCTTGAATAGCAGCACCAGAACACAGCTTGCAGTCAATGCATGTAGTTTTTTGGCCAGCTTCTCTACTAGCAGGGCATAATATCTCATTGTCTTTGTCTAGTTCTTTCTGATCCTTTATTACTCTGAATGTCCTATGCTTTTTTGCCCATGCTTTTTGTGCTTGGCCTAAGCTATCAGCAGATATCATATATTTATTGGGATCAAATCCTGATTGTTTTACTTCTGATTGGTGTGAGTATGCGGTATGCCCTTTTGATTTACTTAATAACTGGTCAACGATTGGCTTAGGGACCGCTGATCCATCACCATACGTGCCAATTCTTACTATCCTATCCTCTCCTATGCTAGCAATGTCCTTAGCATGCGGGTATTTACCTGCCTTGTAGCTATTGTATACGATCAATGGACCTTGTCCTAATATCACATAGCATGGCCTATCCTTAGCTTGTTTCCTATCAGGCTCGTTTGTTGGTGTGCCTTTCATTGGGCAATTGCCACAAATAGATCTATCTTGACCAGTTTTATTGGCTAGTCTAGGATCTATATCAGATCTAATGATGTAGGTTTGCATCATGTTACCCGTTTTAATATTTTTAGATCCAAGTAAAGCTATCATAACAATAGGCTTATGATCTATCAGGCTTGGTCCTTCATATAAAATATATCCATTTGGTTTAATCATTGCCTTTACCTTTCATTATATCCTGATTGATTAGCCCAATCTAAAATCTGCATTACTTGGCTATCATATTCCAATGAATTTTTTGTAAAGGTATAGCCAAGTTCTTTTAAAATTTTAGCTTTATCGTTAGGGATTGTCTTAGTTCCTAACAAGCGGCAAATTAATTTAGAGTTATCGCAACATGGATAAATTAAATTATTACCGTATTTGTTTTCAATTTTTACATGTAATTTCATTGGTTAATCCTCTTCATCAATTGAATTAGGAATGCTAGGCGTATTGTAACAATTAACACATCCCTTTAATAAACTATCACTAATAACACGCCCTGTATTCTTACCTTGTATAAATTGACGGTATAGTTCTTCATTTAAATGATAAACTAGTCCTTTGATTTGATCAGGTGTTAAATTAATTTCATCCATTGGTTAACCCTTTCTAATATTCAAAATTGATATAGACTTTTGTTGCACCCTTTAAAAATACTTCTCTGCCAACGTCCTCATAGTCTTGGCAACCATAGACTTTATCTGGTCTCCAATAATCTCCCTTTGTAAATACTGTATTGGATGCTGGCTTACGCTTGAACATGGCACCATTAGCTAACTCTTTTAATGGTACAAAGCCATTGTTTAGATCAGCCATATCTAAAATTTTATCTGTATACATTTGGATTAATCCTTTTCATTTACATGTTGGGCAATTTCAAACCAGTTAACATCGTTCATAAATGCCATTGCATAACTTACCGCTAGATGATTAGGGTCAGGACATTTACCACCTATACATTCTTCTGTGACAATTTCTTCTGCCATATCCTTAAGAGTGTTTGGCTCCATTGGCTGGTCATATTCCACACCATCAAATAGTTCTAAATGTATTCGCCAAGTAGCATAGTTAGTCCAGCCATTATGTTTTTGGTCTGTCATTTGGTTTAATCCTTTCCACAATTTGAATGATACAATTCAATATATTTTAAAACGCCATCATTTGAATATACAAAATTGTCTTTGATATCCTGCCAATTAAAAACTGGCTTACGACATTTGCAACATAGACAAATAGGTTTGGTCATTTTTAAATGCTCCAATCTTTTGAAAAGTGATCAAATAATTGATCATTGATAGTCCACAACAATTCCTCTAATTCTTCAATCTTATCGGATAGCATTTCATCTGCCAACATTACTTTACCCAATACGCCCGATATATCTGTACTGCCATCGGCATGATGTACAGCATGACCATTCTCATTGAGCGTATCCTGCAAATCTTCAATCTTTGTCATCACTACTTCTAAATTATGCAATGCCATTTGATTAAATCCTTTTTCTAAATTTAAGTGAACTCTGTCCATACTTAATTGTCCCATAAATACGCTTATTGTCAAACACACCTACTAAGCCATTGAAAGAGTTAGTCTTTTAAAGACGGGTAAAATGCTGTAAATCATAAAAATGACATTGGTTTGAAATGAGCAGTTTTGTAACATGCTCAGGTTATTAGTTCTTATTTGGTAAACAATTTTATTAATCTAGAAATCAATTGATCTAATTCTTTGTCGGTCAATTTGTTTTGATATGGTTTAACAATTGCGAGTATTTCTTGATGTGTTTTTTGCATGGTCTTACTTCCTAAGCATGTGGTTAAAGCTTACTTCCTATTATATAAGACGGGCGAAACGTCCTATTTGTTCCCGTAAAAGTATATTTATTTTATATTCTTTTAAATATTCATTAATCCGATACTGGCTAGCTTTCTGGATTGTCTAATGAGTAGGCTAAATTAAATAAATGGCAGGATTGGTAGGGTATAGCTATTTTATTCTCTTATCCCCGAATACCCAACAAGATTAACTAAGCATAAAAACATTTAGGGGAAGGACAAGCCATTATTCTAGATGTGAGCCTATGCCGGGACAATACCAAACCAGTTCAAAACAATTTAAGGTATCTCTTATAGGCAATTGTAGTTGTGAGATATTCGCACACACAACCCGCACTAAAAAAACTACGGGGCCTCCGAAGATCCTAATATATTAGATGATCATAGAAAATCTTAAAAATCTATGGGATAATATGCTACTAATATCCGATACTTAAGTAGTACTTTAGTATATATTATATATATTTATAAATTAACACTTGCATTGTTAGTAAATATAGTGTATAATAGTACTATGGATAAACTTCAAGAAAGTTACTTAGAGTCTTTTATAAACCTTAAAGGACTTCTCTCACAAAAAGTTAATAGAGATTCAAAAGCAGACTTCCTAACGTTTGTCAAGCTTATGGCTCCTTCTCTTGTGTCTGACTTCAGAATGGGTAGTCACATTAAAGTGATATCCAATAAACTAAAACAACTTGAAGATGGAGAAGTTAAGAGGTTGATGGTCTTTCTACCTCCCCGATCCTCCAAGTCAGTCATATGTTCCAAACTATTTCCTGCATGGTACATAGGACGTAACCCCACACATGAGATATTAACAGTATCGCATAGTGATCAGCTATCTTCTGACTTCGGCAGGTCTGTCAGGGATCTTGTCAATGCAGAAGAATTTAATAAAATATTCACTGGAGTACAACTCAGGAGTGATGTCAGGGCTGCTGGTAAGTGGAAGACAAATCAAGGCGGTACTTACTATGCTGCTGGTGTCAGATCACAGATAGCAGGTCGGGGAGCGCACATAGCCATACTGGATGATGTGATGTCTGAGGAAGATGCCTTCTCTGATTCAGGAAGAAGGTACATAAAGGAATGGTATCCAGCAGGACTAAGGACACGCCTTATGCCGAATGGAGCTATCGTAATAATAAATACTCGCTTTCATTATGATGACCTATGCGGATGGCTCTTGAAGCAACAAGAGGAGATGAGCGAGTACAAGACAATCCCTTGGGAGGTAATTAAAATCCCGGCATGGCTTGATGAGGAAGCAGCAGACTTACTCGAATTACCAGTAGGGGGTAGTTACTTCCCTGAATGGAAATCAAAGGAAATACTTGAGATAGATGAAAATGAGATCAGGGCCAGTAATGGAGGCCGATACTGGAACTCTCTCTATATGCAAGATCCTACTCCTGATGAGGGCGGTCTGATAAAAAAGAAATGGCTACAGTCTTGGGAAGAAGAAGCTCCCCCCAGTTGTGATTTTATCATACAAACTTACGATACCGCCTTCTCTACCAGAACAACGGCAGACTTTAGTGTGATACAGACATGGGGTATCTTTAATGTCTATGATCAGGATGAGCAGGGTTATGAGAGTTATGTTGCCAATCTTATCCTATTGGGAAACATCAAGGGACGGTTTGAGTATCCCGAACTAAGAAAGCTGGCACAGAAACTCTATAACGATCACAGACCTGATGTCTGTATGGTAGAGAAGAAAGCATCTGGACAGTCCCTGATACAGGACATGAGGAGAGCAGGACTCCCGGTAATGGAATACAATCCCGACAGGGACAAGATAGCCAGAGTTTATGCAGCTTCTCCTATCATGGAAGCAGGAAGGGTATGGATACCTACCAATAAAAAATGGTCTGATGATCTGATAGAAGAACTAATAAGATTTCCCAATGCGGCTCATGATGATCAGGTAGACGCTCTGACAATGGCAATACACTATATGAAGGAGTCTTGGCATCTTACCCATCCTGATGATCCAGACTTTGATGATGAACCCAGATCTGGAAAGAGTACTTATTGGACCTTCTGATTTGACAAACCGTTAATTATATGATATAATAGAGTAGGGGTAAAAAGAGGAATATATGGCCGGACCTTTTAACATCGCTATTAAAGCAGTCCTTAAACAATTGGGTAAGGGAAGTGCTAGGGCTGTGCCTGAAGATATTATGTCGGGAACAATTAGAAGAATTAAACAAGAAGCCCAACTCCCTGAAACTCCAAGCAGAGTATTGGGTAAAGATCCAGAGAGATACACAGGACCGCATAGTGATTTTAAAAGAAAGGAAGGATTAGAGTCTGTTGAAAAGAAGGAAGGATTAGAAGCTCTTGAAAAGTTAGAAAATTATAATAAAGAATGGAAAGATTTAAATCGTTTATCTAAATCACAAAGACAGCAACAAAGTCCTAAAGTTAAGGAAGCTGCCGAACAGTTTGAAAAAGGAATATTAACAGGAAAAGAATTTAGAGCTATAACTAAGGCAGAGTTACCTATAAAATCTATAGATGAAATGATAGATGTTCCACAATTTAAGGAAATAGTAGGAGCATTAAAACCAGAGCAAGTTAAAAAAGGAATAGTAGGTTTAACTGAAAAGGCAACTAAAAAGGTAATTGAAGCTGGACAAAGAGTAGCTACACGATTAGATATTCCAGCATATGATTTTTATAATAAATGGATAGTGTCTATTCATAAAGGATTAAAAGGTGCGCCTATAGGATATGGTAAGAGTGCGAGATTAACAAATGTAGTTTTTGGAAGTGAGCCTAGAACAGCTTTGGATATCGCACAAAAGAAGTTAAAGCCTGATGCAACAAAAATAAGAGCAGCAAAAAAAGCTTTTGAAAAAAAACATGGGAGAATACCAAATAAAAAAGAATCAGATAAAATAAGAAAAGATCCTAAAAATTTAAAAGCACAAACAAAAGCCACTATTGCTAGAATGGAGGGTGATTGGGGAAAACCTAATGCAAAAAAAATAAGAGCAGCAAAAGAAGCTTTTGAAAAAAAACATGGTAGGAAACTAAATAAAGAAGAGTCAGATAAAATAGGTAAAGATCCTAAAAATTTTAGTACTGTATCAGATAAGGATAACAGAAATTTTGCTGAACGATTATTAGAGAATAAAAAGAATGGTAAGTATATTGATGAAGCAGGAGAAGAATGGATACAGGTAGGGATGAATCCTTACAGAGCCAGTTATTTTTATAACAAAGCTACAGGTCAGGCTCTACAAGCAGCAGATGAAGTAATACAGGTTGGTCCTCTTGTATTTGCCAGAGGAGCTAGAAGGCCAACGCTATCTGAATATAAAAAGGGATTTACAGTACAAACAGAAAAAGGTAGAAAAGTATTTAAACAAGGAGGACAAGTTTCTGAAGGATTGTCTTCTATTGTCTCTAGAGCTAAGGGAGGAAAGACTAAACGAAAGAAGAAAGATAAAGACTTCTATGCTGACTTTGATAGAAAAGGTAAGCCTACTCCTGAACTTTCAAATCGTATAGCAATAAGTAGATTAATGGAAGACCTTGAATGGGAAAGAATAAATAAAGAAGTAAAAAGAAAGAGAAGGGAAGAGGCAGAGCAATGGGAAGATATGAAGTTTATTCAAGAAGCAATGAAAGAAGATAAAAAGGGGACACAAATGTTTATGCCTAATCAGGATCTTTATAAGAATCCTATTTTTAAAGATGTTGTAACTAAAAGAAAAGATGGTGGAGGGTTATCAAACATTAAGAAATCTATTAACATAAACGGACAGCCTCACAGTCTTGCATGGATTAATCCGGGTGAAGCTTCTGCTCTGAAAGCTATGGGTGGTAGTGGAAAGAAAGGACCAATGGGTATTCCCAGTTATCAGACAACAGATGAGGACTATTCTTGGGATTGGGGAGATACAGGAGGTTATGATTACGGTGCAGGAAAAACTGAAGCTGATATAGCAGCAGATCCGGGTCGTGATGTCTCTGTCTTAGGAGAGACAGGATATTCAGATGAGGAGTTAAGGGATTATGCTGCTGGGTTAGGTACAACAGTTAGAGGTTTAGGACCAATCGGAACTGAGAGAGCAAAGGCAGAACATCATGATACACTAACAGATATGAGAAAAGGAATTTTAGGACTCTATGGAGATCGTATGACTAGAGGAGAAGCTTTAGAAGGAGCTAAAAGATCAGCTTTTACTGCATGGAGAAATTCAATAGGAAAATATTCTCGTGATACTGCTAAAGATTATGATGCATGGTTTGCCAAACAAGATCCTAATGCATTAATAGCTGGATACAAGATTGGAGATCCAGTAGGACAGGCTATGCAATCTTCTTTTGATATCGTAAATAAACAATTAAAAAAGAGGTTTGCTGATGAACTAAAACATCGTTCAATTGTTGCAGATCCTGATGAAGAAGTTGAAATGACAAGAGAAGAACTTTCTGCACTGGTTAAAGATGCTGAAATTGAGGGTCTGGAAGACTTTACTCCTTATACAGGATTAGATTATCCAGCATGGATGCCGGGAGGAATGGCTGTAAAAGCAGTAGACTTTCTCTCAAGAACAGTAATAGGAACAGGAACAGTAGGAGGTGCAGGTGTACATCTACATAAAGATGGTAGTATTACTGCTATTTCTCCTGAAGATTCACCGGGATATGATCATGAATTACATCATGAGCCGGGATCAGAACCTATAAAAAGAAAGCGTCTACCACCAGTAGCAAAACCAGCTACCTTAGAACCAGAAAAAGAATTAACAGGAATGGAAGCATTGTTGGCTAGTCGTCCTAAAGCAACTGCAAGAAAAGATAGTAATGTTCATTTAAGTGCGCTTCTTGATCAGATTTATGGTGAAGGTCAAGGACAACAATTGTTAGGATAAATAATGGCAACAGAAAAAAATCCATATGATCGGATACCAGAAGAAGTACCTAATGTAGTTCCAATGGTTCCACAAGAAGAATCGGAACTTGATGCTACATTTGAAGTAGCGGATGATGGTGGAGTTATAGTAGACTTTGCAAGTGAAGATGCTATAATGGAACCTTCTGAAGATATAGCTGAATGGTATGGAGATTTATGTGACACACTGGAAGAAGAAGACCTAAGAACAATATCTGCTGATGTAATAGAGAACTATCAGGCAGATAAGGATTCCAGAGGCGAATGGGAGTCTATGTTTGAAAGAGGATTTGACTTACTGGGACTTAAACTTGAGCCGGGATCGGAACCCTTTGAAGGAGCGTGTACAGCCGTACATCCACTCCTGATTGAGTCAGCAGTTAAGTTTCAGTCAAAGGCTTCAGGAGAACTCTTTCCAAGTTCTGGTCCTGTCAAAGCCAACATACTGGGTAAACATACACCTGAAAAAGAATTACAAGCTAACAGAGTACAGAACTTTATGAACTATCAGGTAACTGAGCAGATGCCAGAATACTTCGATGAGTTTGAAAGAATGTTATTTCATCTTCCTCTGATAGGATCAGCATTTAAAAAGACATACTATAGTTCTACACTTAAGCGTCCTGTCTCTGAATTTATTCCCATAGATCAATTCTATGTATCTTACTTCGCTACTGATCTGAGGAATGCGGATCGGTATACACATGTTATCTACAAGAGTCCTATAGAAATACAGAAAGATGTACTGGCTGGTGTCTATAAAGAAGTAGATCTTCCTACTCCTGAACAAACTAATATTACAGCTTTAACAGAAAGAATGGATACTATTCTGGGGATTTCTCCCTCTGCTGATAAAGATCCTCAATATGTATTACTGGAACAGCACTGTTATCTTGATATAGAGAATAAAGACCAGTCTCTTCCCTATATCGTAACAGTAGAGCAACAGTCCAGACAGATACTCAGTATTCGTAGAAATTATGAAGCCAATGATCCGACTATGGAAAAGAGAAGTCATTTTGTCCATTACAGATTTGTTCCGGGTTTTGGTTTTTATGGATTGGGCTTGATACACTTTCTTGGAAATTTAACAATGAGTGCAACTGCTGCAATGAGATCCCTAATAGATGCAGGTCAGTTTGCCAATCTTCAAGGAGGTTTCAAGGCCAAGGGACTTAGGATTGTTGGTGACAACGAACCTATTTCCCCCGGTGAGTTCAAGGAGGTTGACGCAACTGGAATAGATTTATCAAAGGCTATTATTCCTCTCCCCTATAAAGAGCCTTCCCAAACTCTATTTCAGATGCTCCAGTTCGT